TTCAAAACACTCTTTAACACGTTCTTCAGTTACTGGTGTACCGACTGGTTGACCATGTTCTGGATCAGACTCAAGTACTAAGTGCCCAACACCAAATGTTGGATATCCTAAATGGTCTTCGTAGATTTCATATACTACGCCTTCGTCTATCTTTAGTTGTTCGTAAACTGCTTCGCGGTTCATTCGTTTTCCTCTCTAATAAATGCATCTTTTGCTAGTATGTAGTCTTTTACAAAATCGGATCTTACAACATCTTGTGCAGTAAACTCAACTGTTTCGAAGTGTTTAATCTTATCAAGTATTTTCATAAATCTGAGAATACCTTGACGGTCACCTTGTTTTGCAAAATCAGATTGATAATAATCACCTGAGAACATAATCTTAGTATTAACACCAACACGTGTAATAATACTGTCTAGTTCGTGGAAGTTTAAGTTTTGCATTTCATCAACAATGATGATTGCATTGTCATATGTCATACCACGAATATGAGATGTTGAAACAAACTCAAGATTACCTTGATGTACAAGTTTATCATAAGCAGTAACATCTTCGAATAAAGTGCCACACATTGCTCTGTATGGTCCTGTATATGCGTCTAGTTTTTCTTCAACTGTTCCTGGCAAGAATCCAATCTCACGAGTAGGAACAACTGAACGACAAATAATCACTTTATCATATACAGATGATTTGTCTAATGTGTAAAGAAGTGCTAAGTATAATGCAGTAAATGTTTTACCAGTACCTGCTGTACCACTGAGTATCAATCCTTTGTCTTCAGTCTTCCACGCCTTATGCGCTTTTGCTTGACCTAACGTTAATGGATCAACTGTAATAAGATTATCGATGCGAAGTTTTTGTGGTGAAGTTTGCTGTTTCCGAACAGTCGTATTCATATTATACCTTGATATTAGTTTTAACTCTATCGCCAGATGCTTTGCTAATAGACTTGAGATGCGACTTCCATGAGTCTGGTGTCTTACTAACAATGTTACCCGTATGTGTCACCAACTTTGGTGGCTCACCATGATAACGTTCTAGATGTGGATTATCTTTTTTGAAATCATCGTACTCTGCAAGTTTCAGTTGCTTGTCAATGAGTTCACCCGTATTTGTGTCTTTAAATGAATATAGTGGCATATATTTTTGTTTACCTTTTTAAAAGAAAAGCCCCTAGTGGGGCTAATCTCTAGATAAGAATCACCCCCTACTACTGTAGATTGAAGTCAGATATTGCTTTGTCAATCTGCACCTGCTCTTTACATAAGCGACGTGCACGATGTTGCTTTCCTCTCCTTTCTAAGTTTGTAATGTATTGTCCAAGTTTTCGATATTTTTTGTTCATACGTTCAATGTCAGATTGAACCATAGGATCTCCTTTATTGTTCTTGGTACCATAACTAACTTGGGATTAAATCGGGTAAAGCCTCCTGTACTAGTTTGATTGTTAATCCCTTCACTGGGCTCTTTTTATTAACCATAGATACTAGTATCTCAGCATCTCTCGGATGGACCGATTCAAGCATATCAATAAACATACGCTCTCGTCGAATAGGATTTAAACGCTCACTTTCACGTAAGCCTTTAACAAAAAACTTAAACTGAAGATGTTGCTTAAGCAACGTAGAGGGATAAGACTCGGGTTTACTTGCTTCGTATGGGGGAGTGCCTTCGGGTAGATTCCACTGAATACGTTCGTCAAATGTTCCTTGAAGAACATCACGTAAAGGCATGAGTTTTTCGTATTTCTGTAGTACAGCAATCTTGTCTTTTCTCGATTTAGGTTTTACTACTTCATCAAGTATTTCAAAGATTTCATTTCGTTTTGCATAGTTTGCCATTGTTTATTCCATTTCCTGCGCATCGATGTATTGATTATACCAACTTACATTCACGTTGTCAAGTTTTTTTGTTGAACATATATGCCTGCCCTTCGTCTGAAACGATAACAACGTGGTCAAGCGGTGTATTGTCTAGCATATAGAATGCTTCTTCTAATGTATTTAGTATTGGCTTACCTTTCACATTAAATGATGTGTTAAGTAGCACACCATCAAATGCTGTAAGTATTTCGTGCATGAAACGATTGTCTTCACTCGTCACTGTCTGTAAACGAGCAGTACCATCAACATGCGTAACAGCCCTTAACTCTTCTATATATTCTTTTCTTGTATCGACTGCATAGTTCATATACTGAAGATTGTCATAGTCATTTGCAATGAAATATTTACGAGCATCTTCATATCTACATATAGGTGCAAATGGTCGATAAGGTTCACGTCTCTTAACTTTATTCACTAAGTCTTTTTTGTGCTCACCCTTGGGATCTGCTAGTATAGAACGGTTTCCTAGCGCACGTGCGCCTACTTCTATACCGCCCTGCACTAACCCTATTACTTTATCAGAACGTAGCACCTGAGCGATATCTGACCCGTTAACGACCGTGTTTGGATATGATTCGAGATAGTATGATAACTGGTCTCTATCAGTTAACTTTGGACCTGAGTATGTGATAGGTCTATGCCATTTAAGGAAGTTTTCTGCTTCACTCGAACGAGCCATATACTTACATATCATACCATGTGGTAACCCAACGTCTGTTGGATTAGGGGGTACAAAAAAGTTTATATGAGGATATTCATCGACTAGTCGTTTATTCAGAATAACGTTGAGAGCACACCCACCACTAAAGACGACGTTGTTGTCTAAGTTTTCGGCATACTCGGTAATGTATTTACCCATAAGTTCCATTGCTTCTGCGCAGAATGCATCCTGTATACCTTTTGCGATACTACACTCTGTCTCCCAATCGAAGTCTGTACGCAGAAACATTTGATATGGATTAAAAAGTTCAGGTGATTCCGACAACAAATCATTAACTTTGTTTTTGTTTTTTGGGTAATCATCTATGTAGAAGTTATAATATGTTTCAAAACCTTTATTGTATTCACCGATGTATGGAAATGCTAACTTGAATGCTTTAGTTCCTACATCATAGCCTGCAAGACTATCACCGTATGCGCTTGCGCCCATAACTTTGCCTGCAACATCAAGTAAGCAGTCAGTGCCGTGCATGATATTAGGGCATGTCCAATATGATGCATCGTTATAGCGTCTGCCTAGTGTGTATTTTGCTGATGATGCTATAGCCCATGAATGGTCTGTTATCCATTCAAAATGCTTCTCACGACCTTTTGCATGATAAACATGAAATAGCCCATCATCGCCACCACCATCCATAGTGATAACTAATGCTTTTTCGAAAGGGGATTGTGCATAGCCTGAAGCGGCATGTGCCCAGTGATGTTTAGTATGAACTAATATTTGTGCAGTATTGAAAACTTCATTGATTGCTTCTATAGATGCTAGTTCGCCACTATTTTCATCTAGGTCAATAAGTCTACGAATACTGCCACGAATCACCGCACAATATTGATTAGGTATGTCAAACTCTTTTTCAGCAATCTCTTGACATCTTCGAAGAATATCAACTTCTTCATCTCTTCGAAGGTGCCCTCGATAGTGTTTGATACCTGTTATTTTTTCTATTTCTATAGTATGAAATCGTTGTGCTTCATCATTCCAAAAACATACCGATGCGTCGTGACCCCAGTGACACGCAACAATGTTTCGCATTACAACTCCATTTTATTTAAGCCCAGTCAACATTCCCAGGCACATAGTTTTTAATCTTCGCTTTAATATCTTTTTCTAATGATGCGATAGATGTAGGCGGCTTACCTTTTTTCTTGACATAGAAGTAGTTTGCATCTTTAATGAAAGACCCACCTTTACCGGACTTCATGAGATTTGCATCGACACCAACTTTGTTAAATGCAAACACGATATCGCCATCCATATATTTCTTAAGCGACTTACCCATGTTAACGATATCAGCCATAGTTTGTTGTGCACCACGGTGTGTGTTAACAAGGATTTCTGTAGGTACGGTACGAGCACGTTTTAAGTTCTGTGACTTCGCAACTTCAATATCATTGATAACCCATACGATATGTATATTAGATTTATCATAACCTAAGTCAGATGCTTGTCTGGTTATGTTCTGTAACTTACGTAAGTCTTTTAATGTCACATCAAAGATGATGTTAGGCTTACGGTCAGGATTCGCAGTAAGA